AGAAATGAATTTTGCAAAAAGTGGAAGGGCACTTCTAAACGATGTGGACGTGGCCAAACCATTATCCAACAGGTTGGGATATACACAAGATCAATCTTTTGATGGTTGTTTAAAAGTTGTCATGGCAAACCCGGATCACCTATCCAACTCATATTTGAGTACCGTACCAACTGCGGATAAAAAAGATATATACGCATCAGTTTTTGTACCCAGCAGAACAATTGATATATCTTCTCTTGAACATACAAGAATCAAGGTTGTTGTACCAGGTGATTCAAATTTAAAAGTTGGTCTTGTTGTAAATATTGTTATACCAAAGGTGCAAGAAAATGATAAATCACCAAATCCATTGTATTCTGGTAAATATTTAATTACTGCTGTCAGGCATTCGATTGTTACACCCGAATATTATCAAACTTTATTAGAACTATCTAAGGATAGTTATGCGACGTAATAAATACTTTATTATTTGAGAGGTTTTAATGAATTTTATAGGTAAAAATGGATTTACTTGGTGGATTGGAATGATTGTGAATACAGATGATCCATTAAAAATGGGAAGACACCAGGTGCGAATATATGGTTGGCATAGTGAAAGTACAAGTGAGATACCAACAGAAGATTTACCATGGGCACAAACTCTATTATCGTTAAACGGTTCTACGGGATCCTCAAATGCAAGGGAATCTGAATTGGTATTAGGATTTTTCACCGATGGTCTATCTGGTCAATTTCCTGTAATTATAGGAAAATTTGGTGGATTAATTAATTCTCAAATTAAAAATTAGGAGTATAAATGGCTGAAAATGCTACATTAGGACTTAAAGATGTTCAAAGTTTTGCTGATGCATTAATAGCAAAAATGCCTTCTGGTTTTTCAAACAAAACCACATTAAAAAATATAGCAACACCTCCAGAAGGCATAATTGTTTATAAGAATGGAGAACCTGCTACGCCTAGATTGGCAAGAGGTGATCTAGCAAATTCAATAATAAAACTAACAAATAATAATTCACAACACGCCTGTGATTTTAAATTTTTAATTAATTTTGGCGATCTTAATATTGGTGTAATTGATAATCCTGTTACTGTTATACAAAACGCAATTAAAGAAGGAAAAAACAAAGCTGCGCAAATTATCAAAGCCCTTCTTGGGCAATTCATGGATGGCGTAAGAGCAGTATTAACAGCATTAAACGCAACACTTAGTTTAGATCCTTCTGGTCTATATTCCGCCGCATTTGATGCGGCAAGAGATATTATCAGAAGAATTAACAAAATAACAAAAAAGATAGCAGAATATGTTGCCACGGCAGCAATGTATGTGTATCTTGTACTCGAATTAAAACAAATTGTGGAGTGGATTAAACAGTTACCAAATTACATTAAAAAATTATTGCAGGATTGTTTGAACACCTTCAATAAAAATATACAAGGGCTTGTCAATCAAGTTACTGGTGTGGTTGCAGCATTGAATTCTAGTATTGCTTCTGCAACATCTCAATTTTCATCAACACAAAATATTGATTTTTCTACTGTCACAGGCGCTAACGATTTAAATACAATATTGAGTTCGTTAACAACTTTAGGTGATTCTACAAATACTGCAATAAATGATATAGCTGTTTCCGCAAATACGCCAGGGGCAAATCTTATAAATTCTAGTGTTATTTCAGAATTTCTATATACATCAACACCAGATACAGACGCATTGAGAATATTCTTGCAAAAAGAGTTTGCAAACTCGGCAAGTGATTTTCAAAATTCTAACAGTACGGCAGATTCGATGCCGCCATGAGGATTAAAATATAATGGCAACAACTAAACCAGATTTTTTTAGTGGATGGGTAGAACCTAGGTCGCCGGCAAACGAAGATACGCCGCCTGTATATCCATTTAATCATGTGCAATCGACACCTTCTGGCCATTCATTTGAGATGGATGACACACCAGATAGACAAAGGATTCGCCTGCAACATAGAATGGGCACATTCATAGAGATGCATCCAAACGGCGACGAGGTGCATAAGGTTTATGGTGACGGTTACGAAATAACAATCAAAGATAAGAATGTTCTCGTTAAAGGCAAATGTAATATCACTATTGAAGGTGATGCACAATTGCATTACATGGGCAACAAGACAGAATATATTGAAGGTAACTACGAATTACACGTTAAGAAATCATTTAATATTTTATCCGAAAGGTCAATCCAAATGACTTCACAATCTGATATGATGATTCGTGGAGGTAATGGTTTAACTGGCGCCATAGATATTCAAGCGGCAGATAACGTAACTATAACGGCTGATGTAAACATAGAAGGTGGTGTAACCGCACAAAAAATGCTTTCACTTGGTGATGTTAACGCATTGACAGGTGTCCGTGCGGGACCATTAGGATTTGTTTCTGTTCTTGGAGGATTATCAATTGGTATTCCTGCTGCTACACCAGGAAATATTCTTTGTATCGGAACAATTGATGCCGGAGTAGCAATGATCGCACCTTTGGGCATTTTCGGTACAATGAAAGCAATATTGATGACGGATATTGTAAACACTTCGATTTATAGTCGTCATGTACATATAACAAAAGTCGGGACGACAACACCGCCAGCACCAGGACCAATGATTTAAGGATTATATTATGAGCACACCAATTTATTCATCGTTAAATTTTCCCGCATCAATGAGCAATAATGTTGTTGACTTTGATTCAAGAACAAAAAAACATTTAGATAGTTTACCAAAATTAGTTTCAGAATGGCAATACGAAGATATGGCCAACAATGCCACAACTGGTTACTATGTAAATCCTGTTGCAAATGTTTGCAATACTATTATATCCATTGCATATCGAATTTATGGTACAACAAAAATTGCAAATGTTTCGTCTGATTTGCCTACCATAAATTCTTATGCATATTTATTGGCAAACACAGCAAATAATTTCTTATACCACACAAATCGAATATCTGGTATGCAACCTCCGACACAAGATACTGGTAATTTACCACATTTGGAATCGGCAATAAATACAGGAAGAGTTTTAACTTATTTTTTATATCAAAACGAAGGCATTTCAAACAATTCCATTATTTTAGGAAACTTTTCATCGTTATATACAGCTAACGATTTAATTGCATACGCGAATACAATTTCAGATTATCCAAATGTGGTTAACAATAGCATATATAGCGAAAGTTTACCATTAACTGGTTATAGGAGTAATTTATCCTCAATAATAAAAACACAAATGGCTTCCGATTTGAATAATATTATAACTTTTATGGCAAATACTGAAACTTCTGATGTTAATTTTTTCAATAACTCGCAAACCGTAGTAAGTGATTTTAATAAAGTAAAAGGTATGAATGCAATGGGTGCGACATACAATCAATTGGTAAATGAAGTAATAGGTACAGACAAATTAAAGAGTAGCCTTAATCAATAAATAAAAAATGTTAAAAACATCATTACAAAAAATATATTCGGACATAGACTTCACTTTTGCCAGACAACCAGGCAAAACTGTGAAGGATTTGGCTTTAAGTTATGATGATAAAGCAGTTATTCGATCTGTTAGAAATTTATTATTGACAAACCATTATGATAGATTATTTAATCCTGATATAGGATCCAATATATCATTTATTTTATTTGAACCTTTATCTGGTTCCACAGAAACTTCATTGGAAAGAGAGATTAGAACCACAATAAATAATTTTGAACCTAGAGTTGAAATCGAATCAGTTGTAGTTAACACCGACTATGATAGGAATGGTTACAATGTCACTTTAACTTTTTACATACTTAATGCGACGGCAGCCACAGTAACAACACTTTTCTTAGAGAGAACAAAATAAAATGGCCTCTGCCAATTCATTAACACAATTTATAGATTTAGATTTTGATTCAATTAAAAATAATTTAAAAACATTTTTAAGAGGACAAGATACTCTAAAAGATTACGATTATGAAGGGTCTGCAATGTCCGTTCTTTTGGATGTTCTTGCATATAATACACAATATAATGCTTATTATTTAAACATGATAGCGAATGAAATGTTTTTGGATAGTTCTGTGCAAAGAGGATCAGTTGCTTCACAGGCAAAATTATTAAACTATACACCATCATCAAGCATAGCACCGCAGGCAACAATAATTTTAACAATGAGTGGCGTAACAGATGCATCATTAACATTACCAAAATACACAAATTTTTTATCTGAACCTATTGACGGTGTTAATTATAACTTTATTAATCCGAATGCATACACAGTTAATGTGGTTAATAATACTGCTACGTTTGAAAATGTGGTCTTAAAACAAGGAAGATTATCCGCATTTAATTTCATCGTGAATAGTACAGAAAATCCAAAATATATTTTTGAAATATTGGATGAAAATATTGACACAACGACACTTTCCGTTTTAGTACAAGAAAATTCGACTAATACAACGACACAAATTTACAACAAAGCAAGCGACTTTTTAACAATTGATGGCGACTCTTTAGTTTATTTCTTACAAGAAGGTAACAATAATTATTATGAAATTTATTTTGGTGATGGAATTTTAGGTAAAAAATTAAAAGATGGTAATATTGTAAAAGTTTCGTATATATCCACAGAAGCTACATTGAGTCACGGTGCAAATACGTTTTACTTGATGGACACAGTAGGCGGGTATTCAAACGGATTAGTTACACCAATATCAGAAGCAACAAATGGTGTGCAAAAAGAATCTATAGAATCGATTAAATTTCAGGCACCCAAGAATTTTGCAGCACAAAATCGTGCAGTAACAAAGAATGATTACATGACATTGATACAACAAAACAAATTAGGTATCACATTTGATTCTGTTAGTGTTTGGGGCGGAGAAGAAAATGATCCGCCTCTATATGGAACAGTATTCATTTCTTTAAAACCTACAGGTGCATACGATTTAACAACAACACAAAAACAAAGGTTGGTCGAAGAGGTCATAAAACCTATTTCTGTATTAACAGTCACACCACAGATTGTGGATCCAGACTATGTTTATGTACAGTTAACAATTAATGTTTATTATGATCCAAATAAAACCACACAGACATCTGGACAAATTCAAGAAGGCATCAAACAATCAGTATTTTCTTTTGCAACCAATACATTAAATACTTTTAATTCGACTTTTAACTCTTATACACTATTAACTTATATTCAAAATTATAATCCCTCAATTATAACTACAGATTATGAGATGAGGTTGCAGAAAAAGTTTTATCCTAATTTATCGGTAGCAACAAATTATAAATTTTTATTCAATACACAATTGCAAAAAGGTGTACTGACAAGTGGTGTCGGTAGTAGTCCTGGTCTAACATTTAAGGATCCATTAAATCCGGCTTTAGAAATTAATAACATACAAATTGAAGAATATCCATCATTGACTTATGGTGTCGAATCAATTTCTATTATTAATCCTGGTTTCAATTATCAATCTACACCAACAATTACAATTACAGGTGACGGCACTGGTGCAACCGCTACCGCAACTATTTCTGCTGGAAGTATTAGATCGGTTACTGTTACAAATGCAGGAAACAATTATACATCTGCAATTGCAACTGTGACTCCAGCAGAAGGAGATTTAACCGGACAATTAGGTGCTCTTGTTGTAAATTTAGAGGGGCGATACGGAACACTTAGAACTTTTTACAATAGTAACACCGCAGTCAAAACAATATTAAAACAAAATGTGGGAACAATAGATTACAATGAAGGTGTTGTGACTTTAAATTCATTTAATCCTATTGACATTGATAATCCTTTAGGCAATCTAACAATTTCAGTAAAACCTAAAACCACAACAATATCATCAACATATAATAGGATAATAACTATTGACCCATATGATTCTGCATCTGTTGTGGTGAATGTAATAGCGCAACCTCAATAAAATAAATGTTAGATTACAAACCAAATACATCAATATTAATACCGTATCAGGTTCCAGAATTTGTCCGGGATAATCCGGATTATTCCACATTTATTTTATTTCTAAAATCATATTATGAATGGTTCGAACAGGGTGGCACAGCAAATACACCAGGAAATACTGGCGCCATATCTAAAAATCTTTTAGATTATAAAGATATTGACAAGACACCAGATCAATTTCTAGATTCTTTCTATAATGATTTTCTAAATTATTTTCCAAAAGAAATACTTGCAGACAAAACAAAAGTTACAAAACTTGCAAAAGAATTATATAAATCTAAAGGTACGCCGTCATCGTACAAATTTTTATTCAGAGTATTATATAATTCCGATGTAGACTTTTTCTTTACAAAAGATGTTGTTCTAAGACCTTCATCTGGAAAATGGTACGTTGCAAAAAGTTTAAGACTTTTAACAACAGATACAAATTTTTTAAATATTAGTAACCTGAGACTTTTTGGAATAACATCAAAAGCAATTGCTACAGTCGAAAATTCTCTTGCTGCAGGAACTAAAACAGAAGTATTCATTTCAAACATATTAAGACTTTTCAGTTCTGGTGAATTTGTCAAGGTTGTTGATTCAAATAATCAAGATGTATACTTTAAAGACGGTGAAATTGTTTCATCAACCACTTCTGGTGCAGAAATTTTAACTGCAAAAATTGTTGGACAAATTAGTCAAATCAAAATAAACCCCAATTACAGAGGTCAAAATTATGTTGGTTATGACTCTGATACTGGTTATCCTGGCGACCCAATCGTTATCTACGGTGGTCTAAGTTCGAATACAGGAATTGGTGCAGAGGCAAAAGTCGGAACTGTAACGACAGGATCAGTTGTTTCTATCGCTACTTTGTTTGGTGGTTATGGTTATAGAGAAGATCCAAACACACAAATTGTATTTACAAACTTAGTTGGTAGAAGTCCAAGAACGCCTATTGCTACAGTAGGTTCTGTTAATGTTGCATCATCAACGATGGCCAATGTTAGAATCTCGATTGATTATATAGGGTTAGCAGGGTTAACACGAATTAACGCCGCAGCATATAGTTGGTCTACAGCAAATACACTTGCAACGGCAAACTCAAGAATTGCAAACACATTAACTTATACTTCTTTTACAACATATCCAATATCATCAGTAATTGTGCAAAATGGCGGTGGCGGATTAACACAAAAACCAACGGTAACAGCACAATCGGTATACCAAAGAGCATATTCCGGATCATACTCGGGAACAAATGCAGACCTTAAAAATTTAGGTATACTTGCACCAATTCAAATTGTTTCTGGTGGCACAGGTTATGTTGCTAATGATAGAATAAACATTCTTGGTGGAACTGGTGCCGGTGCGTATGCGAATGTTATAACCGTAAGTGGATCAGGGGCAATTACTTCTGTTAGTTATGTTAATCCACCATCAAGTAATACAGCAAATAGTTTCTACCCTTATCCTTTGGGCGGATTAGGTTATTCCGCTTCTGTACTACCAATAGCAAATGTAACTTCTTCAAATGTTCTTGCATCAAACGCTATACTTACGATATCAGGAATACTAGGTGATGGTGCAGTATTAGAACCTGCAACAGATCGAATTGGTCAAATACAATCAATATCAATTTCAAATTATGGTGAAGATTATATTGCAGCACCAACAGTATCATTTAAGGTACAAGATATTGTAGTTAAGAATATTAGTCTAGGTAATTTGCCAAGTAAAGGTGACCCAATCTATCAAGGTGCAAATTCAAATGTTGCATCATATACTGCATCTGTGGATTACGTTGAGCAAATATCTACAGATGCGAATCCATTACAATCATTATTCTTTATTAGGATTTACAACTATAGTAAAGCAAGACCAAACACAAGTCTGCCATTAAAGATTGATTCAAAATCAATATCTATGAATGTTGTCACAGGAACTTTATCTTCTTCTGTCGGTTATCCAAGGTATTCGACAATAGCAGAAGGTAGATATGATACTGCAAATAACATATACACATACGGTGACGGCACAGCAAAAGGCACTGCAACATTCTTAAATGGACTTACAATTGGTGACGGGCAATATCTAGATTCTACAGGGCAGTTAAGTTCTTCTGATGTTTTACAAAGTGTTGATTATAATAATTACACATATCAAATTACATTAGAAAAAGAAATCGCAAAATATAGAAAACTTTTATTAGAACTTCTTCATCCTGCAGGAACAAGGTTAAGAGGACGTTTTGCGATGAAATCAAATTCATCAATAGATTTCAATTTATATGATGCATTGTATCAAGGATATCCTTTGTCAAGGTTATTATCCGATACAGTTGTCACATTTAATATGGTCTCAGATTTCACAAATTACAGTAACAATATTATAAGATTCTTGAATGTTAGTGGTGGCACAAATATTGCTAATATATTTACGACAAATACCCTCGTTAAATTTACGACAGCAAATGGAGATGTTGGCGCAGGGTTAATTAACTCAATAAATTATGTTGCAAATACAATTACTTTGACAACAAATACATGGTTAACATTTGGAAATGTTGCGGTTGTATCATCTAATGCGAACAGTTGCACTATAAATATTACGGCATTAACAGATTCGTACAATATAATTAATAATGGAGTTTACTCAAATACTGCTGCACCATTAAGAGATATTATTAAAGCTGGTGACATAATACAAACAAATAATATGATAAGGACTGTGAGTAGTGTCAATTATTCTACAAATGTTATTACTTTAACTGCGAATTTAACTTATGGATCAAGCGGATATATGTCTGTAAGAAGAACTTATACGGGTATTCCATCAAACTTTATTGTTTATGGACCTGTTGGACAAGAGTATTTCACAGAAATTGTAATTGAAAATGGTCTATATACTATAACAGATGAAGACGGTAAAACAATCCTATTAGATTAAGGTAAAAAATGTCTACAATTAAAATTTCACAATTACCCGCATTAACATCAATTTCTTCAAATACGCAAAACACTTTATTTATAGCTGTTGATTTGCCGACTAGTACAACAGGAAAATTGACAGGAAAAGCTTTGGCACAAGGGTTGTTTGCGAATGAAGTTTTAAATGTTGGTAATAATGCTATTGTTTATCCTAATGTTATAGGGCAATTTGCTGGTTCAAGTAATACATATTTACAAATTAATCTTCAGAATTTCAATTCAAATGGTTCTTCCGACTTTGTTGCATCTACAAGTGATAGTGATAACTCAGTAAAATATATTGATTTTGGTATAAGCGGCAACACATATAACGATCCTATCAACTATAGTGCATTTAAAGCATATGACGGATATATGTATGTATATGGTCCATCAAACACAAGTCAGCAAGGTAATTTAATCATAGGTACTGCATCAACAAGAGCAAATATTGTATTTCTTGTTGGTGGATTAGGCACAGGCAACATTGTTGGTAGAGTCAGCAATTCTTCATTTGATTTCCTCAAACCAGTTTATGTGACAGGTAACGTGAATACCACTGGGTCTTTCATATTCTCTGATGGTTCAGTTCAAACCACAGCCTATACCAGCGTTTATGCTCAAAGTGGTGCTACATCTGCGTATGCAACTCAAAAAGTTTTACAGTATAATCCGTCAACCAATGCCGTTACATACAGCAATACTTTGGATGCGGTAAGAGCATACATCACAGGATACAGTTCAGAAATTCACGTTAGTCCTGTTGCGGTTGATGACACTGGCAACGGAACCATTGGTGATCCAGTTAAAACCATTGCTCGTGCCAAGGTACTCTTAGCCGCGGCTTTTGAAACAACTGCGGCTGGTCAAAGAAAGACAATTATCTTACATCCGGGCAGTTATGCAGAAGATGTAACAATTGATACTCAGTACACTGTTTTAACCACACACGAGTTGGTGGGTAAAAGTACAACACTGGCTGGTACATTGACTCTTACAACAGGATGTACCGTTGATGGTTTAAAGATGACCAATCTTGTTATTTCAGGATCATCAGCAGGAGGTTCGATTGATATTATTGGTTGTACTGTGACAACCGCAACAACAAAAACATCAACAGCATACACAGTTTTTAGAGGATGTGATTTATCTTCATCAACACTAAGCATTACTGGTGGCGGCACAACAATACTAAATGGTGGTAATTATTTTACACTTACAGTGAACAATGCGGCCGCTGGAGTTTTAGCCAAATCAGTTGTTAGTATGGGCCCAGTGACACTGACACTAGGAACGCTACAACTTTCTGACACGCTGATTTACTCTGCTACCAATACATCCTATGCCATAACGCAAAGTGCTAATTCAGTCATAACAATAAACAATTGTCAGACACTAATACCAGATTTGTCAAATGTGTCGAGAAATAGTTTGAGTGGTTTCTATTCTATCCTAAGCAGTGTTTATGATCGACCAAACTCAATCTTAGCCACTTTATCTGCGACTGGTGGTCCGTTAAATTCAATTATATATGATCAGTACATCAATGCTGATCGATTAATTCTATCAGCAGGTGGTAGAATAACGTTCCCAGATGCCACATACCAAACCACAGCCTATACTGGATTAACCCCTAACGATACTAAAGCATCAAATGCTACTGGTACTGCTGGACAAACTAGTTACGATTCTAATTACTTTTATGTTTGTATAGCAACCAATACATGGCGTCGTGTGGCACTGGGTAGCACTTATTAAAATACGGTAAATATACTAAAGAGAGCGGATTATGGCAACTATACAAACAATCAACATTGGTAACATTGTGAACGACGGCTTAGGCGATGATCTACGAATGGGATTCAATATTCTTGCAAATACATATTGTTCTGTCTCATATAGTTAATCGGAATTAAATAATGGCAAATAAAAATCTTCTCACTTATGGGTTTAGTTTAGAACAAGTAATACAAAATTATTTTGCTCCTTCCGCAACTGTTGCAGGAAAAAATATCAATAATATGTATTGTTTTTTGTCGAAAGTTTTACCTTGGACTGATGATACAAATCCGGAACAGCCGACACAAGACCAAAGATATTTAAAAGATGTATTTAAAAATATGTTTGTGGCAAAAAGAATCACATCCAATGATGTTTCTGGTGTCGTAGAAAGAATAAATTGGGTTTCTGGTTTAACTTATGATTATTATCGTGACGATATTGATATGTTTGAACTCGATGATAATGGGTTTCTAATAAAACAATTTTATATTATCAATAGATACGATCAAGTATTTAAGTGTTTGTGGAACAACAATGGCGGCACATCTACAGTAGAACCAATGTTTCAACCTGGAACTTATGGAACAAATAACATTTATTTGGGTTCTGACGGTTACAAATGGAAGTTTATGTTTACAGTTTCCGGACAAAGTAAGTCTAAATTCATGGACAGAGAATGGATTCCTGTATCAATCTCTTCTAATACTACTCCTAATCCAATTCAAACAACTGCGGGATATGGCGACATTGAAGTGATAAATGTTGTCAGCGGCGGAAGTGGTTATGATTCTGGCAATTCGTCTATTGTTGTTACGATTTCTGGCGATGGATCAGGTGCTACTGCAAATGCAACCGTATCTGGCGGTGCAATAAGTCAAGTGTATGTTAATGCAGCTGGTTCAAATTACACATATGCAAATGTATCTATAAAAGGAACTACTGCAAATGGTTCAACATTAGGTAGTGGCGTTTCTTTATTGTCACCAATTTCTCCTGTCGGTGGTCATGGATTTGATCCAAAATCTGAATTAGGTTGCCGACATTTTATGATTACAACTGAATTTAATGCAAAAGAAACATACAATTCTGTTAATTATATACCTACTGATATTGACTTCCGGCAAGTTGGATTACTGTTAAATCCAACATCGGTAAGTAGTTATCCAAATTCAGCAAATGGTAACATTTATAATATTGCAACACAGTTTACAGTTTCTTCAGGATTTGGAAGTTATGTTCCTGATGAAGAAGTGTATCAGTATACTTCTTTAATCGATGGATTACCAGATAAAACTTTCACTGCTACTGTATTAAGTTTTAATCCTGTAACAAATATATTACAGTTAATAAATACATCAGGAACTTACACTACTTCAGCACAGTTATATAGCGGAACATCAGGAACAACAAGGACTTTATTAAGTGCAAGTACGCCAAACTTTTATAAATTCTCTGGTTATATAATTTATCTAGAGAACAGAAGTGCCGTTACAAGAAGTACAGACGGAATAGAACAATTTAAATTCGTTTTGGGATATTAAGGGAAAAAAATGGCATTAAATTTTAATACAGATCCATATTATGATGATTTTGACCCAAATAAAAATTTTCATAGGATTTTATTTAAACCTGGATATTCTGTACAGGCCAGAGAACTTACGCAATCTCAAACAATTTTACAAAATCAAATTTCGCAGTTTGCAGATGCAATTTTTAAACAAAACACTCCAGTTAGCGGCGGGCAAGTAACAACAAATTTAAGAGTTGGATATTTAAAATTAAATCCATCATACAATGATGAAGATGTTGTAGCGGAAAATTTCTTAAATAGAACCGTTCAAAATGCATATGGTAATGTTGTTGCTAGAGTTGTAGCAACAGCAGAGGCTACTGATGCGGATCCGTATCCAACATTAATGTTAAATTATTTTACAGGTACGACATTCGCAAACAATTCTCTTGTAACAATTTCTGATGCAGCATACAGTTATACCGCAAACTCAATATCATCTGGTGCAACTGGACTTGGATCAATCGCCACAATTGCAAACGGTGTTTTTTATATTGTTAATGGTTATTCTTATTCGGATACTTTGGATTCTAATGGAAATCCATTAAAGTATTCCATTGGTAATTTTGTAAATGTGGTGCCACAAACTATTATTTTAAGCAAGTATAGTAATACACCAAACGTAAGAATTGGTTTAGAGATAACAGAAACAATATATGATTATGTTAATGATACATCGTTATTGGATCCTGCAATTGGTGCATCAAATTATCAGGCACCAGGTGCAGATAGATATGTTGTTGATGTATCACTGACAACAAAACCATTAGAATTTGGTGATGATCAAAACTTTATCGAGTTGGCAAGAGTTGAAAGCGGTGTTATTGTAAAACAAATTAATGAAACAGAATATTCTAAGATTGATGATTATTTTGCAAAAAGAACCTATGAAACTAATGGTGATTATGTCGTAGATGATTTTAAATTAACACCAAAAGCTGCAATCGATTCTAATAATTGGGTTCTTTCTATTGGACCAGGTGTTGCTTATGTGCATGGTTATCGTGTTGAAAATCAATCAACAACAACAATAACATCAACAAGAGCAAGAACAACAGATTTTGTAAACAACAATTCTGTGTTTACAGACTATGGTAATTATTTTTATGTTGATACATTTAGTGGTGCAAATTCAAGTTTCATTGATGTAACTCAAGCAAATACTGTTGACTTACACGTTGTTGGAAATTCAAATGTTTTTACTGGTAATACAAATATTTACAATTCCACTCTTGCTGCAACAGGTTATGTAAGATCAATCGACTATGAAACAGCAACAGGAACAACAGCAAACACATATGTCTATAGATTGCATATGTTTGACATTCAAAATAAAGTATTGTCTGGAAATATAACATCTGCAACGGCAACTACAATAACAATAAATGATACGACAAGCAAATTCTCTACAGTAGCAAATGCTTACACTGGAGTCGCCGTAACAATTGATTCTGGAACAGGCCTCAATCAAACTTCTACAGTTACAACATACAGCGGTTCAACCAAAATACTAACTGTAAGTCCTGCATTTACAATTACTCCAGATTCAACATCAAAGTTCTCATTAAAATTTTCAGTAAAGGATGTTGAAACAGTTGTAAGAGCAGCAAATACTGGAACATCTTATACTATTTACGGTTCTTCTAATATTAATAATCTAAGTAAATCTAATGGTTATACTACGGGTGATACTATTTTACAAAATCCTTCTGTACAAGAACTATTATTTACAATTGGTAATCCGTATGTTGCAAATACTAGTGGGACTGCGCCGACATATGCAACAGAAATTACATTTAAAAATCTTACTTTTAGCACAGACGGTGCATCCGGTTCTAAAGTTGAATTAAATTTAACCACATTAGGTTTAAGTTCGGCATTTAATTTCTTACGTTCTGGTTCGTCAGAAACTTCAGATGCAATTAAACAAAACTTCTTAGTGCTCAGTACAAGTACCGGTAGTCTTCTTAATCTAACATCAGGAACAAGAAGTATTGTTGTGAATGCTGCAAAAACACTTGCAACAATAACATTACCTGATTTGGCCGCTGGATATACAGGAATTGTTATTGCTAAAATGACTGTAACAGATGCTTCAAGTGCGCTTGTAAGAAAAACAAAAACTTTAGTAACAGCAAACACTTCCGCAAATGGTGCGCCAGCTTCTGCAACAGTTGTTGGAAATACTAAAATAGATTTAACTAACTCACAGGTTTATATTAGCTCTGGTGACATACAATCGTCTGGTGTGAATCAATTATTGTATGTTTCCGACGTTAAAAACATAGTTAAAATTCTTGATACAAAAGGTGTGGCGCCAAATATAAGTATGTATTCTAGTGCAAATTATGACGTAACATCAAATTATTTGTTCAATAACGGACAAACAGATAATTACTACGGACACGCATATCTTAAATTAAAACCAGGTGCACCAAAACCAACTGCATTATGGGTATTCTTTAACTACTATTCACATGGTGGCGGTGACGGATATTTTTCAGTTGACTCTTATCTTAACGAAAGTTATGCCGCAATTGGTGCGTACACAAGTACAAGCGGAAGAATTTACAACTTAACAGATAGTTTAGATTTCAGACCAGCAGTAAAAAATGGACAATCGAGTTTTGTTTTCCGATACAGTAACGAGGCTTCAAACCAAAACGGATTATTATTACCAATAGATTCTTCCATTTTTACACACAAATATTATTATTATCTTGGAAGAAAAGATGTATTAACTATAAACAAAGACAAAACATTTACTTTAAAATCAGGAACTCCGTCATTAAGTCCTAATTTCCCTGCTGTTGCAAAAGATGAATTGTTATTGGCAAGAATAACATTGGACCCCTACACAGCATACGTTCAATCTGAGGTTAGCGGTAAAAATTCTCTTGTTTATGGACCTTATACCAGAAGTAATCTTTCTGTCGAACCGGTTAAACATAAAACATATAAGATGCAAGATATTACTGGCATCGAAGAAAGAATTAACAACTTAGAATATTACGCATCTCTAAATCTAGTGGAACAAGGCGCGTCTGGTTTGCAAATAACTGATGCTAACGGTTTGAATAGATTTAAAAATGGAATTTTAGTTGACGATTTCTCCACATTTAATGTTTCAGATTCATATAATCCAGATTTCTCTGTTGGAATAGATACAACAAGAAGCATTTTATCACCAGCAATAGTCGTTAAAAACTTCCCACTTAGAAATCTTTTATTGACGCAAACAAATAATACACCAACAGATGCAACAATAAGTGGATTATCTTACAAAATGTACAATTTGGGCAATAGTAATTTGTACAGTTTACCATACACAGAAACATCTATCGTATCGCAAACTATAGCAAGTAAGGCCTTGAGTGTGAATTCATCCACAATTAGTTATGCTGAAGGATCAGTTGAAATTTATCCAACAATGGATAATTGGATCGATACAACTGCTGATCCGGCATTTATGTTTATTGATCCTACACTCACACAATATAAAGCTGTTGACCGCCTTAATACTTTAGATGGTGATCCTACATTATCTGTTTCCAATTGGCAACAAATTCCTGGAACACAAAGAGAAGTTATTACAAATAGTGAGTATGATGTTCGTACTGCTGGAGCAACAAGAACTGAAACTCGTTATTATGCACCAGCTTATGAAGGTCAAGATGGCACCTCAGAAGAAGTGACAGTAACAACTGGTGCAGGCGTAACAACTTACAAATCACTTAATACAAAAACGTATTCCGACGTACAGAACACATATACTCAGGGCAAGTACGCAAGGAGTTATGATTCACAATTAAATTATATCAGCAATATATCAATATTACCTTACATTAAACAACAATTTATTGAATTTAAGGCAACAGACCTTTTAATCAATACAAAATTAAATGCCTTCTTTGACGGTCAAAGAGTCACAAGACAAATAAGAAGACCAAATATTTTAGAATTGACCAGTGTGACTGGAACATTTAGGCGCGGTCAAGCCATTGGATATCTATCAGGAAGTACCTACATATATACCGGATTTATTACTGATGTGTATGTGTATCCAACAAATACAACTAATGTTCGTTTATATGTATCTGGTGATGATGCAACAACAACATATGGTGCAACAGTTGTCAGTATCACACAGTCGGGCGGAGTTTATTCCGCTTCGGGTGCTTCCGGAACATTATCAACCAGAACACATTATTCTGGTGTAGTAAGTGCATCTGGAACTGGTACCGCAACTGTCACATTAGCATCAACTGCATCTAGTACTACAGACTATTATGTTGGTCAATATTTGTATATTGTTGGTATGAATTCATCATCCGTGTTGTCTGTACCAATTGGACGCAGTTTAGTTATTACAGCATATAATGGAACAACAAAAGTTGCAACAGTTGCTTATGATGGCGGTGGTACTCCAACTGTCACAACGGTTTCTGGTCAAGATGTTTATTCGATTGGTGACCTGACAACAAACGAAACAGGAAATATAACTGGAATATTTTATGTTCCGGGTAATTACTTTCAAACTGGTCCAAGAGAATTCATTTTAGACAATAGAGTTGTCGATAGATCAGGAAACATTTACACATACAATCAAGGAACAGAAACAACTTTTGCAAAAACAACTTTCTTCGCACAAGGGTTATCGACTAGAACACAACAAGTTAATTTCTCTGCATCAATTCAAAATCCACAAACATTTACTAGAACAGACGTTCTAAGAAATCAAGTTATTTCGGATGTGACAAATACAACTAGTACATTTGTTGAAGATTATGTTGCACCTCCACAAAATAATAAAGGTTGTTGTGTCGTTTCGACGGCATTTGCGGACCAAGGAATTTGGAAACAAAATCAAAAAGATGAATTGATTGAATGGTGTGAAAAGTACCTACACAATAATATACTCGGCGAATGTTTCCGTAGAGGATATCAAGTTCTTGGATCTAAATTTGTTCCAAGTATTCGGTCAGATAATAAATATTTGAAATATTGGAAAAAATATTGTGTGTGGGCATTTAATAATGGAACAAATATGGTTCAAGGACAAAAATTTAATCCAATTACCATACCAAATTCGTTGGTTTGGATTACTGCTTTCATGATAACTGGTATGATTGTTTCGAAAAAATATGCTGATGATTGTTGGAAAAAATTGTATAAGTAATTATGGGTATATCCGTTGCTGAGTATTTTGCAAGAAAAGAAGCTTGCAATCATTGTGTTGAACATGATGATGAAGAACATTGTACGACCACTCTTTTGAGTAGGTTAGAAAATTGTTTCTTTTACAATGCGGTGAAAATGTCTATTGGTGAATATAATGATAGAGAAAGAGAAGCTGCTAGAAATTTAAGAAATAGTATACCAGAAGAAGTTTTGGTTGATTATTATTTTAGAGGCGAAAAACTAATTGAAAAAATGAACCTGATGTATATGCCGTCTTATCAAAAATATGATGTGATGAATAAAATTAATCATCTATATATTAAAAATATCATAGATAAATTGATGCGTAAAGAGGAAGAAAAAACAATTGAGTTGATAAGTAATATGTTAAATGCTTTAGAACTAGAAAATAATATTCGAGGAAATTAAATGGCCATAACAATTAGTGATCCGTTAGCACAAACATTTTTGATAGATAGTAGTACTTATCCGAACGGAGCTTTTCTAAGTTCTGTTAATTTATTTTTTAGTGCAAAACCTGGAACAAATTTAAGTCTTCCTATAAACATTTCAATAGTGCCAACACAAAGTGGTTATCCTACTGGAAAAATTTTAGATTATTCATATGTTTCTTTGACACCAGATAAAGTTAAGATTAGTGATCAACCATATTATCAAGACACATCAACTTACACCACATTTACATTTCCTGTACCGGTAAAAATTAATGCAGATGAGTTGTACGCTATTATTGTGAAATCAAATTCACCAGATTATTATATTTGGACAGCAATACAAGGCGAAACAGCAATACGTTCGACACTAAAAACATCGAACACCGCATCTATACCAACAGAATCGACAAAGATTACTTCTTTACCTAAAGTCGGTTCGTTATTCAAATCACAAAACTCCATCACATGGAGTGCGATTCAAAATGAAGCATTGATGTTTCAGATTAATAGATGCGTGTTTAATACTGCATTAACACCAACAATTCAATTTACAGTACCAAAAGGATTGCCGCAATCCAGAGGAATAGTTCCTTCGTCTTTACAAGCAACTGCTAATGTAAAATACGACACTTTAAACATATCGACTACGGCAATAAATCCTGGACCTACTGCGATTTCATACACATATACGCCCACATTGAGCAGTGGATCAACAGATGATACGAAAAGAATTGTGCCAGGTTCTTTTGGATCGCCAATGGAAACAAGTGTATATTTAAACGATAACAAAGGATATAGAGTATTAGACTACACATCAAACACTTCTTTCTCTTTAAATGCAACAATGACTTCATATGATGATGCGGTATCTCCGTTATTATCGGATGATGGATTAGCTCTTTACACAACAAGAAATAGAATAAACAATTTAGAACTTTCAAATAGTTCATTTGTTATTATTTCTGGTGGTACCGGTTACACAATAAGCGGATCGGCAAACGGAACATTTACAAGTCCAAACATTGCTATCTCTGCGCCGACTAGTTCAAACGGAACACAAGCATATGTAACTGCAAATGTTATAAATGGAGTAATTGATAGAATTTATGTGACAACTCCTGGATCAGGTTATGTAGCGACACCAAATGTAACTATATTGCAACCGAATACAACATCTGCGGTCATAACTATTAGCGGAGAAACTTCTACAAGTGGTGGCAATGCAAACTCTCGTTACATTTCAAAAGTAGTAACTTTAGCAAGCGGTTTAGATTCACAAGATTTAAGAGTATATTTTACTGCTTATAGACCACCAAATAGTGATATTAATGTGTATTATAAGATTCTTTCTAGACAAGATACACAACAATTAAGTTCTCAATCATGGCAGTTGATGACGTTAATCTCTAATTCTGATACGTTATATTCTCAAAATTTTGGTGATGTTTATGAGTACGTTGCGGCACCGGGAACAAATAATGTTCCTTCAGGGTTAATTTCTTATACCAATACCGCAGGAATAACATTCAATGACTTCTATCAATTCGTAATTAAGATTGTATTATCTTCGGCAGACAGTACTTTTTCACCTTACTTGAACGATATGCGAGTCATTGCATTGCCATCTGGAGTGTAATATGGCACTTGTAAAGGTTGAAGGTACAAATTTTTATAGAGACACAAAAACTTTAGCATTAATTAATTCTGACACGGCTGGAAGAGAAGATTATTTAACAAAGAAAAAACTATTAAATAATCAAAAAGAAGAAATAAATAAAGTAAGGTCCGAAATTAATGAAATAAAAAATGATTTATCTGATATAAAATCTTTAATGCTACAAATATTAGAAAAAGGTAAAAATGGCTAATACCGTAAATATCATAAGTGCTGCTAATACATTCTATGAATGGATGGGAGCAACAATAAATCTCACAGTAGAAAATAATACTTTAGCTAAAAGTGATTATACAAAAGATTCTGGTGTATTAATTTTAAACGGAACACCGCAATCATTGAGAGCAAACGGACCTGTTTTCGTTTATAGTACATTTCAAGTTACTGGCGTAGGTTCAAGTGCAACAATTGATAACAATTTAGGCGTTGGCGGGCAAGCATATTTTACAAATACATCTTTAAGTATCATTGCATCTGGTCAAGCAAACGTACAAGGACCAGTATTTGCTTTAGGTTCTAATACCGGTCTCACAGTTGCAAACACAGCAAATATTGGGGGCAATTTAAATGTTACTGGACCAACAGCATTAGGTAATACTATCAGTGTTGTGGGTAACGGAACATTTTCTAGTAATTTAGTTGTTCGAAATGATGTAACATCAAATACTTTACAAGCAAATCTTAGTATAAACACAGCAACGATATCGGTTACTGGTACTGGATTGATGAACATTCTTCAAGCAAATACGTCTGTTAACACTAGAACACTATCTGTAACTGGTACTGGATTCGTAGATGTTCTTCAAGCAAACACATCAGTAAATACTAGAACATTAAGTGTTACTGGTACTGGATTCGTAGATGTTCTTCAAGCAAACACATCAGTAAATACTAGAACACTATCTGTAACTGGTACTGGATTCGTTGATATTCTACAAGCTAATACATCTGTTAATACTGCAACTGTTAATACTAGAACATTATCTGTAACAGGTACTGGATTCGTTGATATTCTACAAGCAAATACATCTGTTAATACTGCAACTGTTAATACTTCCAATTTAAGTGTTGTAAATACTGGATTTGTTAATGTTCTACAAGCAAACACATCAGTAAATACTAGAACATTATCTGTAACAGGTACTGGATTCGTAGATGTTCTTCAAGCAAACACATCAGTAAATACTGCAACTGTTAATACTAGAACATTATCTGTTATCGGTACTGGATTCGTTGATATTCTACAAGCTAATACATCTGTTAATACTGCAACTGTTAATACTAGAACATTATCTGTTATCGGTACTGGATTCGTAGATGTTCTTCAAGCAAACACATCAGTAAATACTGCAACTGTTAATACTAGAACATTATCTGTTATCGGTACTGGATTCGTTGATATTCTACAAGCTAATACATCTGTTAATA